ACCTAGGACGGATGGACGGAGCGCAGCCGTGGTGCCCTGAAGGGCGGCAGAGCAGTAGAAAAGAATAAATTAGGCGATGGTCATATAAGTACGTGGCATTCTGTGCGACGTAGGAGCGAGGGGGGGGTATCCCTCCGCTTCGATGGGACCCGTCCGAGTTGAGTGGTACCATCCAATCGTCTAAAAAAGAGGACCCCTACACCCGTGTTAACGGAACTTTAACATAAGGTAAGAAGGAGCTTAAGGGAACTAAACGAGACGCTGAATGTCTAATAGGGCTAGAAGCCAACAGGAGAGCCTAGGAGGCGGTATGACGGAGAAGGTGTGGGAGTACCCCGGGATGGATATGCCGGGCTTACAGGGGCTCCTAGTGCCTCTGATGCAGGGGCGAGTTAAGCTATCCAAGCCTACCATGCGGAGGCTGGAGAAGGAGCTAGCCAAGAGGGAGAAGAGGAGACTACGGAGGGAAGCTCCGCTGTGCCGTAAGCCGGGGTTCCGGAGTCACTTGCGGAAGCTGTGGCGGGAGGGGAGGCTCTGGAAGAAAGAGTGTAACCCTTACTTGGAGAGAGGTACCAAGAGGAGGTACAACAGATTCATAAAGAGAGCCAGAGAGAAGGGGATAGAGTGTACGATAACTCTAGAGGAGTGGAACAAGCTGTTCGAGAACGTAAAGCCTTCGGATAGTGTAGGAGTATTCAGGCTAGACTCTACTAAAGGATTTACGATAGATAACGTAGTCCTAAAGCACAACTACGCTCAGTTCGCGGGTAAGCTAACGCATCTACGGCGTAAGCTAAAGCAACAGCGGAAGCTGGATACCGCGCAGGCTGTAGCAGCGGAGCCTTAGAGCCTTAGCCCCTGCTCGTTACTCCCAGACCACTCGCAGGATGTAGCTCTTACTCATCGTTCTTGATTCTTAATGTATATCAGAAAGCCGCTTGAGTCCAAAGCTTAGACCTCAGAACTAAATCTGAAGTTTCAGCTCTGGACTTTGAGACGTATCAGCCTAGCCGCCGTCATCCATTAATCCTAGACTTTAAGTCTAAGCTAGGGTTAGATGTAACTCCGAAAGCACTAGAAGGTCTTTATCCCAGTACCGACGCTCTTAGGAGACTCTAACCGCGTAACTTAACCGACCCCTCTTCAGGCTCTAGATCAGCCCACCTTATGGCTCACGAGGACTCTGGTAGCCAACTACTTCCTACTGCCGCCACATCTGGTTAACCGCCAGCAGTAGAAGACTATCTTATTGCTTACGTCTGTGCGTCCGCTCTCTGTGGCAGTTAGCGCAGACTACATCACATTTAGCTATCTCAGCTTCAATAGAACTAAGTGACTTAAACCTTGCTTTTGCAGAAAGACCGAAGACCTTATCATCCGGGTCCCTGTGGTCAAAGTCCATAACATAGTATGGATACTTAACACCGCAGTCCGTACAGGGTACATCTTTAGCCTGCTTAACAAACTCCCGCTTCTGCGCCTGCGCCGCCTTTCTTCTTTCAGAGTGAGCAGCGCTGTACTTCTTCGAGAGTTCTTTTTGCTTCTCTGGGTTAGCTCGGCGCCACTCGGCGGCCTTAGCTAACTTTGCTTCTTTATTCTTCTGGTAATGCTCTTTGGCGTAAGCGCGCCTAGCTTCTTTAGTCTTTTCGTACCAAGCCTTCATGTAGGCTGCTTTTGCTTCGTAGTCCCGTTTTTCTTTCACGTTAGGATTCTCCTTCAGTAGTCTTGTTTAGACCACAGCCTAGAGAAAAAGTTCCCGGCAGTGAAAAAATCTTTAGTCGAGGACTCCAGTGTGGGACTACGACCCTTACCCGCTGCATCTGGTTAACCGCCGGGCAAGGATTCCGAATGTACCCTTAGACACGGAATCTCGGATTTAGTTCCCCGTCAATTGAACTTTATTTCAAATCCGCTGTCTAAGCTGCCGATAGTCGGTAGCTCAATTGGCAGAGCATCGGTCTCCAAAACCGATAGGTTGTAGGTTCGACTCCTACCCGGCTAGCCATACAACGCTCTACAAAGCCCTACAAGCTGTTTTAACGTGTACCCCGCTACCTACCCCTAGGGTAACCCCCTAAACCGTCCCACAGAGGCTCCCAGAGCCTTATACACTAAGGAGAGATATACCATGACCGTAGCTGTTTCCAACCTAGCCACTAACAAGGTTAACGTACTCAACACCTTCAACTCTAAGGAGAAGGACACCCTTCGTCTAGTTACTCGCGCCTCAGCCGGCTGGATCGCCGTCTGCACGGAGCAGGAGAACGGAGCGGCTGTAGTTACTCCAGCTAACACCAACCTGCGGGTTAACGGCCTACGAGCCGGCCGGCGTTACCTAGTTGATGCCAAGGTGCTTACCAGCAACGCCACTGTGGCGAACGGTAGTCGTATTGCCCTCAACCTAACCGGTACCCAGACTACCGCTGTTCTGGCAGCCACCCTTCTAGGCACCAGCACTGTAGCCTTCACTACCGTCACGGCTACTGCGGTTACTGCTCTAGTAGCAGGTGCCGTAATTACCCCGTCAGTAACCCTAGCTTTAGGCACCGCCTACGGCATCGGCGGCACTGGTGGCGGTGGCCCTGTGCAATACAACGTCTCTGGTATCCTAATTCCCCAGAACGACGGTGATCTGATTATCCAAGTGGGCTCAGGGCTAAACAGTACCCAGTCTCGCCTCGATGTCGGGTCAGTACTCCAAGTCCGCGAAATTACCTTCTAATCCCGTGTTGGCTAAGCTGATGGACTATCTTAGCCGTAAATTCGTACTAGCCCTCTTGTCTCTTGGCGGAGGGCTTTACGTCACTATCACCCAGCCGGAAGGTAAGGTTTACGCTTTTGCTACCCTAGTCGGAGTCATTGTGGCTTTCTACAACGGCAGTAACGTAGCAGAGGTATTCGCAAACCGAGGCAAATCCGGAAAGCAAGGAGTAACCAATGGCAGTAACTCAGACAGCGTTTAAGACTAACCGGGCGGGTACTTGGACTTTCCAGACTGACGCTACCAGCACCTTTACCGACGCTATTCTGGTAAAGGCCGGGGATACGGTTTACTGGCAGATTGGCTCCGGACTAACCGGTACCTTCCAGCTACAGTCAGCCCCAGTAGGCTCAGCTACCTTTGCGCCTACGCCCTTTAATGGGTCTCTCAGCGTAACTGATGGTAACGTTAGCGGGGTATTCGAGACAGGCGGAGACTGCCTATTCCGAATTGCTCTTACGGCGTTTACGTCCGGTAGCTGCACAATTCAGATTCGGAAGTAATTATGTCTAGGGCCAAGCCCTTAGTTAGAAGCTTAGCCAGAGAGCTAAGTTCCTTTTTCTCGGAGCCTGTGAGCCAGCCCCCAAGTGGGGCTTTGGGCTTATGGTATGCCGGGGAATATCTAAGTTCTCCTGTCGTACACGTACCTAATACCCTAGCTTCTGGAGCAGTAAGCGCCTCTATTGTAAACGGGTACGGTAAGGCCCTTTTATCTTCATTGTTCTGGAGTGTTAACAACGTAGACACTAGAGTAGCTAGCGCCACTACCGATCCAGACGGGGGCACTAACGCCATTCAGGTAGCTAGCGCAGCTTTTGGGTATTCAGGAACCAATATTACCTTCCCATCTACGGGTTCTTACACGATGCGCTGGAGAATGCGCTCTCGCACTGGAATTTCCCAAACAGTAAGATCGTGGCTTCTTGACGGTAATGTCTACCAAACTAATGTAGCCACGACAAGCTGGCAGACATTTACCCACACGTTCACAGGTAACGCCGGGGCTACGCAGATCATGTACGTTACTAATGACCCGGTTAATACGGCGTTTGATGTAGACATCTATAACGTAGAAATATTCGCGGGAGCATCTGCTCCTGCTGTTACTTCGGGTAAGTTCGGGCATTTGTTACTAGGTAGAACTTCAGGAGAATCCTCTACTCAGCCTACTCGCGCTACTCCGGGCCTGAACTTCTCGTCTCAGGGCTATGGTCTTATTCAGTTCCCGAGCGCTACTTCTTATTCCACAATTACCTTCGGAGCTGTAGTAGAAAAGGTGGCTAACGGTAATTCTCTGTACAGCGCACTGCTATCTGCCTTGGTTGACTATGAGCAGCTAACGCTAGGAGAATCTACTGACAGGCAAGCTTTTATTTTCGGAACGTGGCAGAAATTTAACACAGCAGACGCAGTAAATCTATCGGATAGTTCCGTTCACTTTATATGCTTTAGATTTAACGGGACTACAATGGATATCTTTGTAGACGATGCCTTAGTGTATACTGACACTGCCAGCCCCTCGCCTACACCCATCGCGGATTTTGTGGTTGCTAAAGTAGCCGGAGGCTTCCAATCAGACTTTTTGATGCACGCCATGGCACTCTATCCTACAGCTCTTTCTAATAGCGCGGTTACTCAGCTTCGGCAGCATCTGGAATATAAGTCTCGATTGTATGGAGCCGGGGCGGTAGATACGGCGCCTGCCCTAGTTATTGGGGAGGGAGATAGCCTAACTGCCAACCTACCTAGCTTCTTTACAGCAGCTACTCCAGCGACTACCAAGCCTAATTACGCTATCGTTATGGCAAAAGCTGGAGCTGATCTAGACGCCCTTAATGCTAGAGGCACACAGGTAGATTCTCTGTTACTTTCTGGCCGGACTAATGTGCTACACATTTTAGTTGGTACGAATGATCTACGTAATTACGCTAGTGCTGCTGCTTACACTACAGCTTTAGGCTCTTATATTTCGGCTAGAAAATCCGCCGCATCCTCTTCAGGAAAAACGTTAAAGGTAGTGGTATCCACAATATTAGCGAGAGGTACTGGGGCTCCAGATGATGCTACCCACAACTCTTTTAGAGCCACGGCCAACACAACAATTAGAGGGTGGGTAGGCACTACTATTGATGCTTGCTCTGACCTTGCTGCTGATGCAACTATTGGCACAGATGCCGCTGCCTTAAACGTCACTTACTTTTCAGATGGTATTCATATGACGGATGCCGCAGATGCTATCGCGGCACCTATTCTAACTACCGCACTAAACTCAGTTCTTTAAGGAGAAATAAATGTCACTACGCGATGAGCTAGTCGCTGCCGTTGACGCTGTGCTAAACAAGCACGGCATCGCGGAGCCAGTAGATACAACTCAAGATAACCCAGTTACGGCTACCCTAGGTCCTGACGGTGAATGGGTACCTTCGTACCTGAAGACGCTAGCTGAGAAGGCAGCGCTCAAGTACCCTAACGGTGAATCAACGGAGCAGGAGTTCCAGTTCCTCCCCCCACGCTGGGTACGGAAGAAGGCCGTATGGCCCGTAGGGCTGCTAGCCTCCGCTAGTATCTACGCTAAAGACGGTAAGCTGGCCCGTACCGACCTCACTGATCGGCAAAAGGATAGTCTGCATCAGGCACATAACTACACTATGGTTACGACTATAGCAGGCAACGAGAACCAGCTACAATTCCTCCGAGTAACTAGCGCGGAAAAGGGCCCGGACCTGTTTATGTTGCCAGCGTACTACGCGCACTATCCAGAGCGACTAGAACGGGATATTCGAGGTTATTTCCGAGGTATTGGCGTCGAGTAACTAATGACTGAGTGGAAAGAAAAACTGAAAGAGGAGATCAGGGCTGACGAGGCCCTGATGCTCTTTGCGTACCCAGACCCGCTCAGCCCTATGGGCAAGCGGCTTGGGCGCTCGGGCATTACTAGCTGCGGTACCACGGGCTATCTGCCTCCTGCTGAAAAACTACGCCTACACGAAGGTAGGCCGTGGACTATTGGCTACGGCCACGCTAAGCCATGGGTAACTTACAACACCAAGATCACTAAAGAACGTGCTGAAGTTCTGCTAGAAGCGGACACCAATGAGGCTATTAGAGACGCAGAAGACCTCGTTGGGCGTCCTTGGGACCAGTTAAACGGAGTTCGCAAGGGTGTCGTTAGCAACATGTCCTTCAATCTAGGTAAGACTAAGCTAGCGGAGTTTAAGCGCACGCTTCAAGCTATTAGAGAGTACAACTACAAAGACGCAGCCCTGTTTATGAGCCAAAGCCTCTGGGCCAAACAGGTAAAAGGCCGTGCTGACCGCCTAATTAAGCAGATGCTAACTGGGAGATATGATGGGAAACAAGAGAAATCGTAACCAAGTCCGCGATGTTGCACTGTATGTTCAGTCCAACAGGCCGACAGAGGATCACTACAAGATGCTACAGCAGTTTTACAGGGCTTCGGCGCTCAATCAGATCAGTCTCATGGAGGCTAGGAACCTAGATGACCCGGAAGATAAGCCTGTTCTGCTGCTAGTGTGCAATGTAGTGGATGAAAAGGGCGTAACCCACGCTGTTCCGGTGGCTAAGCTGCTAATGCCGCACGAATTCGTTAACTTCCGTGCGCCAGATGGTAGGGGTGGATGGGTAGAGCCCCCTTCTAAAGAGGTAAAGACCAATGAGTCTGCATCCTAATCTAGTAAATACCCTGATTTCGGCTTATTCGGATGGTATGTCCGACGCCGAAGTGGCCGAGCTACTGAATCTTTCGATGAAACAGTTCGAGAAGCGAGTCGAAAACGACGAGCTATTCAAGGAAGCGGTAGAAATGGGGCGTACTAAGGCTCAAGCTTGGTGGATGCGCAAGGGTCGGGAGAATCTTACCGAAGGAAAGCTCAATACTAACCTCTGGATGTATGTAACTAAGAACCGATTCGGCTGGGCGGACAAGACGGAGCTGGTTAGCCAAGGCGCTGCTCCCGATAGCCTAGCTAAAATCAAGGAGCAGATCGCTAAAAAGATGGATAAGCTCCAAAAAGGCAGGGCAACTGACGCTGAAATCGTAGAACTAGCCTCGTATAAGCAGGGTACAGATGACGCTTGACGCTGATGTTCTCCACGAATTAGCTGTCCTACAGGCGGAGTATGACCGCCTTTTGCCATTCTCCGGCACGGCTAAATGGTTCCAAGATGGGCCTTTTAGCATCGAAAAGTGCCCTATGCACAAGGCATTCTTTGAAGCTGGGGCTATTTATCCCGAACGTGTGTTCATGGCGAGTAACCGTTCTGGCAAAACACTCTCTGGAGCATATGAGCTAGTGTGTCACGCTACTGGCGAATACCCAGAATGGTGGACAGGTAAGCGATTTGATCGTCCGATCAACGCCCACGGAGCGGGTATGACCGGTATCACTACCCGCGACACAGTTCAACGAGAATTGCTCGGAGAGCTGGGGCGTAGAGGCGAGGGTATGATTCCCGCTCACGCTATCATTTCCACTTCCGCTAAGCCGGGCATCCCGAACGGTATTGAAACTGTCCTAATCCGCCACAAGAGCGGGGGTACCTCCAGCATCAGCTTCCGTTCTTACGATCAAGGAGTCAAAGGATTCCAAGGATTCAAGTCCGACTGTATTTGGCTAGATGAAGAGTGTCCCATGGAGATTTACAACGAGTGCCTACTCCGCACCATGACCACCAAGGGCATCATCTACGTCACGTTTACCCCGCAGTGGGGACTAACCGAGTTCATTATCAACTTCCACAAGCACGCCGATCTCTTAGCGGGAGCCAAGGCTATCACGGCTTTGGAAGCTTCCCAACGAGAACGCGATACTGGCAAGCGATTTAAAGCCGTTATCCAAGCCGGATGGCAGCACGCTCCGTGGCTGGATGAGGATGCCAAAACCCAGATGCTACAAGACACCCCGCCGCACCTACGCATGGCGCGTTCGGAAGGCAGGCCATCTATCGGTGCTGGTAACGTGTATCCTGTGGATATCGAAAGCATCCTTTGCGCGCCGTTCGAGATTCCTGCTCACTATCGAAGACTCTACGCCGTAGACGTAGGCTGGAACAATACGGCTGCTTTGTTTATGGCTATCGATCCCGACACGGACACTTGCTACCTGTATGCTGAGTATAAGGCGGGGCAGAAGGAACCAACTATCCACGCCCAGCGAATCCGGGAGATGTCTCAAGGTTGGATTCCCGGCCTTATTGATCCCGCCTCGCGCGGGCGCAGCCAGAAGGACGGGCAGCAGCTGCTGCACATCTACCGACAGCTAGGGCTACAGCTTCGCGTAGCTGACAATGCTGTAGAGGCTGGAGTCCAGCGTGGGTGGGATAGACTTAGCGTAGCTAAGGTCAAGGTCTTTAAGACTCTCCATCAGTTTGTGGAGGAGTTTGTAATCTATCGCCGAGACGAAAAGGGCCATATTGTGAAGGAACACGATCACCTTATGGACTGCTTCCGGTATCTCATGAACGGGATCAACGTAGCCCGTAGCCAGCACTCCAGTAACCCATTCCAAGACTCACACGAAGGAGACCCCGGTGGAAAACGATATTTCTAACGAAGAACTGCTAGCACAAGAGCAGGCCGCCGAAGAGGCTCTTAAGGCCAGTGTAGAAACCAAGCTGATGGTAGAAAGCTCTATGCGGAAGATCGCAGAGCAAGTCACGGCTAAGTTCAATGAGCGTAAGACTCGTCGCCAAAACAAGGAAAACCAGTGGCTACAGGCTAGGGCTCTTTATTTAGGATCGATAGCTAATCAAAGCTACGCCCAGCAAGAAACTCCGTTTAAGACCTCGACTTCTTCGGATACTTCTCCTAAGTTCAATATTGTCGGTACTCGGTGCGATACTGCCATCTCGGTACTTTGGGCTAAGCAGTTTGCTGGTGGAGATAAGAACTGGGATATTGAACCTAGCCGAGACCCCAAGGATGCAGACGGCAATCCTCTAGACCCCGCCCAAGTAGAGGCAGCGGCTGACGCTATGGAGTTTGTGATCGAGGATCAGCTAAGCCGGGGTAAGTACGGATATCAGTGCCGTCTAGCTATTGAGGAGATGGTAGTAGAGGGTACTGCTGTTCTAAAGACACCTGTCAATAGCAAACATGCTATTACCAAGTATTCCAAAGAAGTTGTGGATGGGCGGGTGCTTTCCCTACCTATCATTAGCACAGACGCCTACCCTTGTGTGAAGCGAGTTCCTCTGTGGTACTTTTTCCCAGACGATACCGCTCTTACTATCGACGCGGCGTCAGATGCCATTGTCCTGCATCCTATGTCAAAGGAAGACCTGCGTAAGCTTAAGTCCGACGATACCTTCTTTGCAGATGCTATTGACGAGGCTCTTGCTCACGTACCTACTGAAGAGAAGGGTGAGAGTTTCTACAACTTCACTAATATTACGGACGGCTCTTCTCAAGCACTTCGAGATAAGTACAAGGTACTAGAGTATCATGGACCAATGTCCCGCGACGAACTAGACTTGTTCAATCTTACTCCTACGTACGAGACTCCTAACAACATCTACTTCGTGGAAATCTGGGTGGTAAACGATAAGGTTATCCGCATCCAGCACTCTAACGTGGAGGGCATTCAGCAGGTTCCGTTCGCTCTTTGCACATGGAAAGCTGACCCGTCCAGCATGTTCGGTATCGGTCTAGCCACCCAGCTAGCGGATGCTCAGAAGGTCATCAATAAGACCTACGAGATGATCCTTGACAACGCCGCTATTGCCGCCGGCCCGCAGGTAGTTATTGATAAGACCAAGATTACTCCGGCAGATAAGAACTGGACGCTACGTCCGTTTAAGCTGTGGTACAACAACGAGTTCGATGCTGACGTGACTAAGGCGTTCTACGAATTCCAGCCCAGTAACGTAACTGCCCCGCTGATGAACCTGCTACAGGCTGTGCAGGCTTTTGCGCAGGAGGAAGCTGCTGTCCCGTTCTTTATGCCCGGCACACAGTCCGCCATCACGCAGGACACTGCTTATGGGACTAAGGAACTTGTAGACCAGAGCACAACTGTAATCGACTACTACAATGAGCGCTGGGATGACTGTGTAACATCGAAGGTCATCGAGGGCTTCTATAAGTGGAACATGCAGTATAACCCAGACCCGGCGATTAAGGGTGACTTTGAGGTAGATGTTCGGTCTAGTTCGGATATCCGCTCCGCTCGTATGCACCTAGCTGACATGGAGAAGATGGCTGCTCTAGCTGGGCAGGACGAGGAACTGGGAATCCTTATCAATAAGCAGGCCCTCAGCAAGGTCCGCCTAATGGCTATGCGTATTCCCCATAAGGGCATTATCCGCACAGACGAGGAAGTTCAGGCTGAAATGGAAGCTCGGGCTAACGCTGGCCCTGATCCTCAGATGCTGGAGCTTCAGCTAAAGCAACAGGAGCTAGAGGTCAAGAAGGAGGAACTAGCCCTCAAGCGCGAGGAGCTACAGCTACGAGTTGAGCAAGAAATGCGCCAAGCCCAGATGGATTACGAGGAAAAGCTGGGGGCTAATGCTGCTCGTATGCGGGAATCCGAGGCTCAGGTTATTGCCAAGAATCTCGAATATCAGATTGAGCTAGCTAAACTGGCGCAGGCCGACGAGCTAAATCGGGCTAAGATTTACGCCGATATGCAGAAAGTCGGGGAGCAGGAATCTACTAAGAAGTTCCTAGCCGGTATGAAAGCCACTACGGACTTCCAGAAGATTGCTATTCAGAAGGAGGAGCTTAAGTACGCCCGTAAAGAAGGTAAGGGTATCTAACAGTGGAAAAAGAAAGACTGCTACAACCAGAAGTTAATTACCGCTCCTCGGACTGGGGCGCTTTTAGAACGTATTTGCAACAAGTGCGGGAAGACCTGCGGAATTCGCTAGAGAATAAGGACCACGATGCCATCACTACCGCCTTTATTCGGGGTAAAGTATCGCTGTGTAAAGACCTCCTAGCCCTTCCCCGGGTTAATGAAACTGAATAATTTCTAAATCAAAGGAACTAAATGTCTCAGGAATTGTCTAATGAAAACTCCCCCGTCAAGATGACCGAGGAGGAATACTTCAATAAAGCCAGCGCTGCGTTCGGAAACCCGGAAAAGCTAGCCGAATTGAAGAAGCTAAACGTAGAAATCGTTGGAAATCAAGAGGTTAACGCTACTCCTCCCGTTAAGGAGGAAGAGAAGCAAGTAGAAGAACAGCCTACGGAAAAGGCTGAAGAGGCACCTAAAAAGGAAGAAAAGGCAAAGGAGCAGCCGTTCGACAAGGACGCCGAGGCTCTAGCCAAGGAAACTTCTACACCTAAACAGAGTGACGAGGCTACCTCCGTGGCCCCCTCCTCGGACGAAGTAGGGACACTTCGGAGTGAACTTGACGCCGTAAAGAAGGACCGCGACGAGTGGAGACACAAGTTCACCAGCAACGCTGGACGCATCGCAGCCTACCAGAAAACGATTGCTGACTTAAAAAATCAGGTAACCCTGCTACAGGGAGACAGCCGCCAACCGGCCGCTGCAAAGAGCGCGGATGCTTCTAAGGCCAAGCCAAAGGAGAGTCCGACTCTCAAGAAGCTCGAAAGTGTGGACCCAACTCTAGCCGAGGTCCTAAAGGAATATCGGGAAGAGATTGAGACTGATCTTAAGAGCGAGTTTGAGGGTGGCTTAAAGAACACAAATAAGGTCATTCTAGAAACCCAGAATAGAGACTTCCTTGAAAAGGAACACGCGAAACTACGAAGCGTGGTAACTAATCTGGATGAAGTTATCAGCAGTAAGGAGTTCGCTTACTTCCGAGACAACGTAGCTTCCCCAGCTGTGCAAAAGCTACTAGAATCGGACTTTGCTGATGACGCTTTGGTAGGACTCGAAATCTATGAGACTTGGTGTGACAGAGTAGTTTCCGCTAAAAAGGGAGACCCTAAGTCAGAGCCAAAGGAAGAGATTAAGGAAGAGCCCAAGAAGGAAGAACCAAAGCCCAAGGAAGACCTTAAGAAAGTGATCGAAGCCCGTGATCGTCGTCTAAACGCTACTGATGTATCTAGCACTCCGCCTACACCGAAGGGTAGCGGGGAATTCGATCCAGAGGCACTATTCAACGAAGCCTTCAACAAGAGGCTTTCCAAGGTAATGCCTACCAAACGATAAAACATGGAGGTATGTAAATGACTTACTCAACTATGAACTTTGGTGATATCAGCCCCCGCGTTGGTATTCACGCTGTTGCCGAAATGCTGGCGTATGCCCAGCCAATCCTCATTCTGGAGAAGATGGGCAAGTCCTATCCGTTCCCTAAGAATAAGGGCCTTATCATGCGCTGGCGCCGGCCAGTGCCCTTCGATGTAGTTGATACCCAGCTAACCGAAGGCGTGACTCCTGCTCCTCAGATTCTTGAGTACGAGGACCTAGAAGTTACGATTGCTCAGTACGGCGCGTGGGTTACGTTTACTGACGTGATCCAAGATATGCACGAAGACCCCAACCTACAGGTCATTACCAAGCTGCTCGGTGAGCAGGCTGGTTCTACCAAGGAAGCTATTATCTGGGGTGTTCTCTGCGCGGGTACTAACGTTTACTACTCAGGTACTGCTACCTCACGCGCTACCGTAACTGCCCCGCTAATCGCGGATGACATTGCGGCTGCGGTCAGCGACTTTAAGGCTAACCACGCCAAGAAGATCACCTCGGTCCTAAAAGCCGGTTCTGGTGAAGGTACTGAGCCTGTGCAGGCCGCGTTCGTTCTACTCAGCCACACTGATACTGAGTGGGACTGGCGCAAGATGGACGGCTTCATTTCTGCGGAGCGCTATGGTTCAGGCTCCGTGATTAATGAGCACGAGATTGGTATGGTCAATCAGGTCCGTATCGTTCTCACTCCGCACCTAGAGCCGAAGTTCGGCGCTGGTTCAACTTCAATCACCGGTGTCCGCAACAACGGCACTAACGTCGACGTCTACT